TTAGCTCTCTTGCGTATCGAACTTGCTGCTTTATCGTTGTGTTTGTTGTAAACGCTGGGTAATCGTATCCGGCTATCGGGTCATGTTTCGATAGGTTAGGTGATTTCGTTAAGTACGGCTGTGTTTTGCTTTTCGGTATTCTGTGAACCTGTATGTCGTCGAACTCTAGTGGCGAACTGTTTGCATACCGCCGCCAGTTTTCAAAATACTGCGACTTCATTTTGTTCTCCGGGCTGTCTTTTTCTTCTGATAGCGGCGCGTTATTAAAACCTAATTTATTTTGTTCAATATTGCGTTGCCGCTGCTTGTGTGCGTAATAACTCATCCAGTACCGAAGATCCTGTTTTTCAATCAAATCGAGCCCGGCTGGATTCTGGTCTTGTAGGTTTTCTTCGCTTAGGTAAGTAGCTGCGTTAGGTCTTTCAGTAACGTGGTAATAGTATTCATCGTTTTCTTCGTCTGGGTGGTCGTTGTCGGCTCGGTGAACCCGCTTGTATAGATCCTGTAGTTTTTCGTCGCGTCGATACAAGTCTGGAACAAGATGCGAAAGCTCAATGTTCTCTCTTGCGTATTCTTCGGTTCGCGCTGGAGCGTGATTGCCCTCTAAATGATATTCGTAGGCGCTAATTAGTCTCGCACCGTCGTTAATCGACATCGGTTGATTTGCATACGCCTTGTGGTCGAATTGTTCAAAATCGTCTGCTTGCAAAACGGCTTCCTTCGCTATCTCTCGCGGTTCTCCGATTGATTGCGACTTCCCGAGCCCTTTTTCGTACGTCTTGCCCTTGGGTTCTGAAATAGTTAGGTAATTATCCGATGTATCTGTTTTCGGCTCGGGTGGCGTCCCATCGTCGAGATTGTCTGGGTTGATCGGGTCGTCCTCCGCCCCATAGCGTGCTGCGTAGTAATCTTCTTCTTCGTCGTCATGCTCCGAGCCCGGCCAACCTTCGTCGCCCGGGTTAATGCCGTTTGCCACCGACTCGAATTGCCGCATCAAAAGGCCGATAGTCGGGTTGCCTGCGTCCCACTCAACATCACCGAGTTGAAGCACCATATAGTCTGGTGCATATTCTTTTATGAAGTCTGCGATGGTTTGTAGCTGTGCCGTTGTTGGGTACGCGGGCATATCAAGCATATTGGCGTTTGCGTCAAATCTGATTGCGTTGGCGTTGTAAAGAATGTGGTGCAATTTGTGGTATTGGCTATAGTCTTTGCCCATATCCGGCTCTAAGCCCCATCGCCTAGCCGCGTCGTCCGTCATAGCGGCGTCGCGATGGTCTACGATCCGGCTATCGCTTCCGTCACTTAAATCAAGCATTGCTCCATCGGCGGTAATGAATCCGGCTAACCCAAAATCGTCTGTCTCTAAATATTGGTTGCGCAGAAACGCATCGTATTCGTGCTCCCTTATGGTTTGCGGCTCGTAGCTCACGCCCTCGTAATCTTTCTGACCAATCGCGAATTTTTCTCCTTTGTGATTTAATCCGAGATCGGCTTGCAACGTGAGTGCTGACACGATTGCGTCTCTGGTGTCTGACCCGTAAGACAATTCGCTCGGTTCGATTTCAAATCCGGCTACAAGGTAGTTGTCGTCGTCGTGATACGGGCCAGTTCTGTACGCTGCAAGTGAAAGTGTTGCCAAATCCTGTTCGCTTAGGTCGGGAACAAGCTGCGAAAATAAATCTCTGTCATAGATATGAGCGTCGAGGCTTTCGCCGTGCGGCAGATCGTCGTCGTCGTATTGCTCGTATTCGGTAACTGCATTGTCGAATATTGCTTGAGCGTTGAGCAGTCTTTTGTCGAGCACTCGATTAGCTGTTTCGCTCTCGTATTTGTCGAGAGCCTTTCGCAGCGGCAGTATTGACTCGTAACCTTTCGGTACTGGCTTTGTGTCCGCCGGAGCTACTTCCTTCGCGAGCTCTTTCACGTCACTCAACCTAATGTTTTTCAGATTGAGCGTGCCCCTTGCACGCGGCTCCCAAAAATTCAAGTTATCTTTGACGTGCTGGAACAAATAAAACGCATACGCTGGGTCAAGCTGGTTTTTGTCGACCGTAATGCCGATGCTTTCTTTGCGAAAATCTTTATGTGGCGTGCCCACCGTTTTTTCGCCGCCTTTTCGCGTAATCCAGAAGTCGGCGTTTTCGTCATTTGTCTTGGCTGTAAACGCTGGCTGTGTTTGCCTCGTTGCTTTTACTTGTGAATCTATTTCGTCGAGCAACGATCTAACATCATCGACGTGAAACCCTAGCTCCTCGCTTTCGTTTTGGATCAACCCGTAAATTGCGTCCGTAAACCGCTTCCATTGGCTCGGTGCAAACGTTTCTAGCGGATTTACTTTGTCTTTCGGCTTGTGCTGCGAGTTGTACCAAGCAAGTTGCTGCATCGAGTCGTCGTTCAGAAAATCGCGTATGTCGTCTGAATCGCTCTGCTCGTCATAGTGTCCGTGCTCGCTCATCAACTTGCGGGCGTGGGAGAGTTGTCCCCAATCGTCTAAGTCGAATCCCTGTGGATCTTGCGACGGGCTAATTTTGCTCATCTTGCCGGTGTCATATACGCGAATACGACCTTCCGCGTCGACTCCGTGCTGAACCGTATCGTTTACTCTCCACCCGGCTTCCCAAGCCCTTTGCATCTTTTCTCGGTATTCGGCAATCTGCATAGGCGACAACGTGCCGCCAATCTCTAGCTTTGGACGTGTGGTAAAACCTTTTTCCCCGTGCTCCTCAAATTGCTGCGGCAGGAATACGTCGTGGCCTTCGTTGTACGCTTGATTGTTAATCTCGGCCTGTCGTCGTGCGTCGGCGACCGCGTGCGTGTGGTGGCGGAAATTTTGAAGGTTGTAGGGGACAACGGTGGTGACTTTCGCCACGTTACCGTCGTGGGTGTCGTAAACCAGCCCGTCGTCGCCCTTGCCGAGAAACGTACCCTGCCCGTTGCGTAGAGTATTTATTGCCGCGTTGCTCGGGTGCTCCGGCACGTCGGTAATTTGGTTCAGGTCGTCGCTGAAGTGCTTTACGCTGTCTTTGGGTAACGTAAAGGTGCCCGCTTCGGGGTGATGCAGGGTGGCGTTGTGTCCGTCGTGTTCCGTTACCGTAAAATCATACGTTCCGGTAATCTGCCGCTGCCCGTCGACGTTTTCGTACTTCGGAACACTTACGCTATCGCCGATATTGTGTCCGATGCGTGTTGGCTGCGGGCCTCCCTGCCCGTCAATCGAATCCTCTTGCCCGTACCTATCTACTTTTTTTTTAAGTCAACGCTATATCGCTCTACCGCTTCGGCGAACGTGCCGAATAAAGATTGCTGGTCGGGGTGGTCGTCCATTCTGTCAAACATTAGCTTTTGCTTGCCCTTTTCTTTTTCGTTCTCTAGCTTGAACTTTTTGTTTTTGCTTGCCTTTTTTCCTTCACCGAATAGCCCTAGCTGGTCGCCTTCTTCTGCGTCCTCGTTGTCGACGCTTTTGCTCGGCATTTCAATTCCGGGTTTCTCCGATTTACCGCTCGCCTGTAAACGGTCGACTTCTTTTTTTCCGTAGCTCTTGCATTGCCGGTTGTAATCTTCTTCGTCCTCGTAATCCGATCTCTCGAGCGGCGTCATTTCGTCCCACGACTTCATTGCGACCGCTGCATACTGACCCGCTTGAAAACGACCTTTTAATCTCCCAATAGCTGCATCTGCAACCTTGTCAAGAATTTTTCCACCGGTTCGCTTCGCGAGATTCAATCCGCTCGTCTTTGCGTACCCTTCGCCAAATCCTTTGCGAAAATCGCCGAAAATACCGGGTTGCTCTGGCTCTGGCGGTAAATAACCGGTTTTTTGAAGCACGTCGCGTAAGGTTTGCTGTGCATTGCTTTCAGTAATCGCGAGCCGCAACTGGTGTCCGTTTTCAATGCTTTCCGAATTAGGCAATCCTAGCATTTGTGCGAATTGCTGTAATTGATCCGGTGTTGCGTCGAACGACCCGGAAGCGACGATATGGCTGTCTAGGGTCGGGTCTTGTCCCTGTAAGTCAATTCCTGCCTGCGTTGTCTCGTAAACCGGTGGTCGACGCATGTCAGTTGGTGAACCGGGTGGTGGTGGTGGCTTTGGAGGTTGCTGCGGCTCGCTTTTCTGTTTCGGAGCCTCGTCTTTTTCGTTGCCCTGTTTTTGCTCCGGCTGCGGCGGATCGTCGAATGTTCCCCGCTCTAGTAATTTTTTAGCCGTCTCTATGTCGACCCCGAGCGATTTCGCGATGCTTTTCGCGTCGTGCGTAATACTGCTCTGTTTTTCGTTTGCAATCTCTTGCTGCTTTTTTTCTACCGTGTCGCGAAACGTTGGCTTTGCCTGCTGGCGCTGATTGCCTGTAGCTTGCCCTCGTAAATTATCATCGCGGCTAGGCGCATTCGTCTTTACTGGCGGCGCATTTATCTTTACCGGCGGCGCATTTATCTTTACCGGCGGCGCATTTGTTTTTACTGGCGGCGCATTTGTTTTTACTGGCGGCGCATTTATCTTTACCGGCGGGGATGCTTCCGCTCGTTTTGGTGTCCGTAATTTTGAATTTTCCATTTTTCTTGGCTCTGTTTACAAATACGTTTCGACTCGGTTTTTGAACGTTCGCCGCATTGCCGCGCCGTTTGCGCTGTTCTGCTCAATTATCTGCCCCAAGTCTATTGGCTTCGATGCTGGAACTCCTGCCGGTGGCATTGCCGCCATTTGCGACTCAACCTCTGGCATCCCCATCGCTGCTTGCCCTGCCTGCATGAACGCCGGATTTTGTAATACTTCGTCGCTTGCATCGGGCATCGACACGCCGATAGTGTCGGCAACTTCGTCGGCCTTAATTTTCATGCCCATATCCCACGCCATTTTCATCGAAGCAAGTCGTCGGTCGCTGTCCGGTTCCTCGGTGCTAATGCGGAACTGTAATCGTATGTTAGCGCTTTTGGGAAAGTTCCATAGCTGCAATGGACGAAGAAAATCCGTCGTGATTGTTTCCTCGAGATTAACGCTGTCGTATTGCACAATATCGGCAAGCGTAGCTAAGTGAGCGTCGGCAACGCCGGATCCGAGTCCCGTAGCTTCTGCCTCGCTGCTTAACACTTGTCCTAGAATAAATCTTTTGATCTTGTGACCCCAGTACGTTCGTATCATGTCGATAGTCGTGTTGATACCGCCTAGGCCCGGCTCAATAAGCCTTGGAACGTAGAGCTCTTGGTCCTCGCCGGGCTGAATCGGTGCGAGAATGATGGTTCGACCGCCTCCCATCGCTTCCTCGGCTGCTTTTTCGGTCGCCGCTTTTTGTGCTGGACTACCTGCCTGATACGGCCATATTTCGACGCCGAACGCGGCTCTGTCTAAGTATTCCACGACTCGCTGTAGGCACTCGATCATTGCGTACCAATCCCAATAGATATAGTCGCGGATACCGACGCCGTTAATTCGCCCGGCCATCTTTGGCTCGAAAAACGGTGCGTCCTCGATCATGTGCTTGTGCACGACTGACTGACGACGTTCCCATTTGTCCAGCCAATAGACAAGCCCTTCCTCCGTAGGCTGTACCTTCTGAACAACCTCTCCGGTTGTCGGGTCCAGATAATTTCTTGGTGCCGAATATGCGGTGCTCACGCGGATACCGACTTGGCCGTTTACGTGCTTCAGCGTCCCGTCGTCGAATCTAAATTTCAATTTGTCGCCGTTGCGAGGGCTCCATCCGTTGCAGCAAATACGGTTAATTCCGCCAATACTCTTGTTTTCAAACGTGCCGAGCGTCATGTATCGCCCGTACCATAACGCCTCGAGCAAACAGCGTCGCATCTCGGTAAATCGCGGCGTTTCCTGCAAAATGTCTGTCATGCAACGAACGAGCTCTTGCTGCTCGTAGCTACTAGAATCCTCGGGCTCAATCGACCAATTCTGTAGAGCAACGGCGCGTTGTCTCGCGTGCAGGGATTCCATTATCCCGCAATCGTTACGCATCCGATACGCGTTTTCTCGGCTATCGGAAATCGCTTGGTCTGCGGATAGGTACGAATAGCTTACTAGCCCGTATCTGCCGTTTACGCTGCTAACGTGCGGCAAAATCTCTCGGCTAAAATTCGGAGATCCCGACGTTCCCGCCGCTGGGTCTTTTGCCCTGCTGTAGAGAAACTCCGCTGGTAGCGCTGCGTCGTCTTTTTTCATTATTAGCCTCTGTCTGGTGCGCCTCTATCCGGCGTTCCTCGGTCTGTTTGTCCGTAATCTTGTGCCGGTAGGGTGCTTCGCCTGAACCCGCGACGGTATAGCTCACGTTCTCGGTTCGTTGCGTTGGCTGGAAGTCTAGCATTAACTTGGCTTGGTCTGCCAAGTGGTTTTAGGTGCCGCGTTCTGAAACCTTTTCGCGTCGCCTTTCTTGGAACGTACTCGCCTGTGACTGCAACGAGTCGATATTGCACCTGATGGCCGAAAATCGTGCCCCTAACTCGTAAATGATCCCAAACAGCGGATCCGGGCGATTCAATGGCTTGAGTCCTGAATCGCCTGAATTTTTGCGTCGTCACGCCGTAATAAGCGTAGGTCGGCCCGGGGCCGGTTCTCGGTGCATTTTTGCTTACCGCCGGTGCTAGAAACGTGACGTAAAGTATCCCTGAGTGTTTACTTTCCGGCTGCCAAAAGTAGGAATAAACGTTGCTGCTGGTGACGCGTACAGCGTTTTGCATCGCGAGTTGAAATTCATCTTCGTCAAAGTCGAGACTTCTGCCGAGCACTTCTATTTCGTCGTATTCTCGCTCTCGCTCTTGCTCGGCTTGCCGTCGCCGCTGCCACTCTGCTACCCATTCGTCCTCGCTGAAGCCGCGCCTGCCCGCTGGAAACGGCGGCGGTATGCGTCCTCCCGGATCAATAATATCGTTAATTGGTGGGCCCGGCGGTGGCGGTGGTGCTGGCCCTAACGCTGGCGGCTGCGGCTGTCCTATTATTTCATCCTGCCTAACTCGCTGTAGCCTAGACCGTAGGCCCATATCCTCGAGGCGCCTTCGCAAGCTCCTTCGTATTCCTTGCCCCGCTTCAATAGGCGGCTTTTCGATGTAAACGCTCCCTTCGGTGCGATTGTTACGTGTACCGAGTCCTCCTGTTCTGCCGAGAAGAAAGTCACGCGAGCGTCGGGCAAGTCGAGTGAGTGAGCTCATTATCGAATCCTGTTGTATAAATTTCGCCGCCCATTTTTTCCGAGTGATTGTAAACTTTGCCCAAACCTATTGTTCTCTATTTCGTATCGCTTCCTGTCCGCAACTGCATCCTCCGGTTGGGTTAAGGCTGCTAATCGGTTTAACGCTGCGCTTGATGCGTCCACTTGGTCGGCCTGTGACGATTCGGGAAACGCTGAGAGCTCGCTTAGAAACTCTTGATTCCAAGCTGCTTTGACGATCCTTACGTTACCGGCCTCTGCTTGTGCTGCGAGCGGCTGTGCTCGAGTTATTTTCGCCTGTCCCGGTAGCTTTGCGCCGCCGACGTTGCGTTGTGCCGATCCGCTTGCCAAGTCGCGATAAACCGGAAACCCTGCAAGCATTTTTATCATCTGCTGCATTACCTCTTTTCCACCGGATCCGCCCTCTTGCTCCGCGTAGATTAGCACTTCGCCTCCGAACTTCTCCGAATCCGCGTGTGCCGTTTGTAAAATTACTGTGTCTCGGTCTGCTGGGCTCCATTGGCCCCGCACGACGTCCTCAATGTAGAAAATACCCCTCGGGCAACGCGATACGCGAACTCCTGCTGTAAACGAACTCGTTGCGATAGTGCTCGCTGCTTTGTCCCAGTAACGTACCCGCAACGCATCTCTTGGTGCCTGATCGACTGGCATGAACCACTCGCGTCGGAACATTAAGCCGTCAATGTCAATAAACTGACCGCCAAGTTCCTGTGCCGCAAGTAATGGCGATAGGTCTTGCTGCATCGAGTCAAAGAAGTCCTCGGGCAGAAACGGATTATCCGCTGTGCTTGCCTGTATTAGCTTTACGCCTTTTTTCGGAACGTACGGGATTCCTTGGATGACAACTTGGTTTGGTTCGTGGCCCTCCGCGCGTGCGTAGCACAATTCAAACGTCCAGTGGGAGCGGCCTCGCGGTGTCATCGTCAAGATTGTCGGGCCCATAACGCCGCCGCGTCGCAACGTAGCTCGAGCGATCCGCATTGCATCGACCGGCTGATAGCTTGCCTCGTCGAGCCATAACCCGCTTTTATTAGGGCCGCGTAGCTTGTCTGGTTTTTCTGCCGATCTAAAAACAATTTGCGCTTCGCCCCCATCTAGTGTTTTCCACCATATTCGCGGGTATGGGCTCATTACAACGCGATTCAGGCAATTTAACTTTTCGCAGTTTTCAATAAACGTCGGAACTGTCGTTTCCATCGACACGCCCGCGTCTGGGCTCACGGCCATCCAATGATCGTTATGGCGAGCTCGCGTAATAATGCGGTAACTACCGATAAAGGTTTTCCCGCCTCCACGACCGCACACCATTGCCGTGATTGGGAAATCGCTTGCAAGGAAATTTGCCTGCACTTGGCTAATCGGTAGAACCGGAACCGAGTCTGTTGCCGACGCGATCATTTTTGAGCCTTTACGTCTATCGTGTTTGCAGCAAGTTTCTCGAGCTCTGAGTAGTGCATCTGCTGAAGCGAATTAATTTCTCCGCGTGTGTGAACGATAACCTCAATAAGGCCTGATCTTGCAAGAGCGTCAACCTTCCCGCCGTCGTCTTTGTGGGCCGCCACTATGTTACCGATTGCTGTATTCGCTTTTTCTGCGAGTGCGAGGAAGCGAGGGTCGCCCGGTGGGTTTTCTTCTGTTTTGCTTTTGTCAAACGAAGCGAACGCGAGCGACAAAATTCTTCGCTGCGTCATTAACACGGTGTCAACCAAGTCTTGATGAAGCTCGATTCTCTCTTGCTTCCAAGATTCCCTGCCCCTGTCTATGGCTTTATAAACCGTCCGCTCGCTTATATCCAAACGCTCGGCTATCTCGGCTGTCGAGTAACCTTCAAGGTGCATTGTTAACGCGTCGCAATCTCTGATATTAGCCCGAGTCGCTAGGTCTTTCTGTTGACGTCTAGCGACTCCAGACGATTTGCTGCCATTTTTGCTCACGATTTATTCCCCGTTTGCTGCTGCCTCCCTCTCCATCGCTGCCATAATTTGACTGACCGATGAAGGTTTGCATTTGTCCGGGTATTGCTCTTTAAGAAGCGTCACGATTTGGTTTTTAGTGCACCCGTCGAAAGCCATTTGCCTGACTTGCTCTTTGTAGTTTCCGATTTCCTGATATGTGTTTATCTCTCCGTTGGCTTCGCGCATCGCTGCCGCTTCCTGCCTCTCTTTCATGTATTTCTTTGCTTCGCTTAATTGCTCGTTTTCTTTTTCGCGAACTGCTGTAAGGTGCTGCTCTGCCGTTAAAGAGGGGTTTGGCGCTTGGCCGTCCACCGGAACGCCAATTTCCCTTGCGTAGTCAATTACAGTTTGCTGGTCGACGTTTTTCATTCTTGCAATTTGCTTGCTAGGAACGCCCTGCTCGAGAAGCAACGCAATCGACTCCGGTGCAATAATCGGATCGGTTCTTATTGGCTTCTCAACCACGGCCTTCGTTTGCTGCTTGCGGCTCTGGCGTTTTTCCCATTGCTCTCGCAATTCTTCCTGCATCTTCAAGTAGTGCGGGCTGACCGTCGGGATGTCCTCGCCGGATTCAATAACACTAAGCACTCGCCTAGTGTCTGGCTGGTTAAACTCATCCTTCCAGTGATAAATTTTCGCAATCTGCACCGGCGTCACTTTTTGAACTCGAGCCAAGTAGCTAATGGATTCAAGCATTATTGGCCGTGGCTCTCTTTGAGCGTGTAGTAACGCTTTTTGCCAAGATTTCCATAGCGACTCGCTTCCGCCCGGATTTGCGTGATGGTCGTCGCGGAACTTGTCTACCTCGTCGCTCCATTCGTCTAATGCCAAAACAAGCGAGTAAGCCACTTCCTCGATTTTAACGCCGCCCTGTATTTCATCGCATAAAAGCGACCACTCTCTATCTAACTTCTGCGTGATTACTTTGACCTCGCGCCTTTGGAACTCTACCGTCGGCGCAGCATCATCGTTTTCCCAAGCGAGATGTTCACGCTCGAGCTCACGTACTCTGTTAGATAGCTCTTGCCAAGTTTTCATCTTAACCCCGTAGTAAGTGTTAGGCTTTCGCAACTCCTGTCACGTTCAGCCCGAGTAGTAAAATCTCTGTCGAGATAGCGTAGCCGAGTATCGTTAGTGTCGACGCGATTGCTAGGTCGGCGACTGGTGCAATTCCACCGGCGTTAGCCGACGACAATACGTACACCTCTCCCTGAGTTAAAGGTGCCGTGGCGCCGAAATCAATTTGCGTGTCTGTTCTTGCAACAACGCCGGTTTGATCGGCTGCCGCTGTCGTTAGTGATATTGCAAGTTGCCCTGTATTTGCCGGTTTTGTTGGATCGGTCGCGACCGCTAGATAGTATTTCTGATCGGTGCCGTCTTGATATAACATCTGCCCCGCTGTGATTGCTTCTCCGAACTCAACCGCGCGTACGGAGCCGGTCGTTCCTGATCGAAGCAAGTCGTTTGCTACCACTACTACATCAGCCATTATCGTTTTTCCTTTGTCTACTAAAATCGTAAATTAAAGCCGCAATAGTTTTTATTGGCCAATGCGATTTGTTAGTCGTTCCTAACTTGCCGTAAATAGTGGAAGCTACCTTTGTTGCTTGCTCCATAGTTGGCTCGTTATTACTTCTTTGCCATCTGTCCATGACTGCTTTGACTCCCGCCGTGCAATTGCATGATGCAAAAAATACGGGATAAGCTTCTGCAAACGCATCACCCAAGGAAAGACTTTGCTTTGACTCTGGCTCGGCCTCTGGCATCGCACCGCCTAGTTCAGCAGTATGAAAGCCCGAACCAATGTAATGCACGCCTTTTGCGCTTTCTACCAGTTGTTGAGATTCTACAACGCAACAAACCGCGTCCGCCTGTATGTAGTCCCATGTTGAACCGCCGCCTGCGTCGGGGAAATCTGGGAGTACTCCACATCCGCCTAATCCGTAAGACCCTTCGCAATACGGGTTTGGCTGCCTTGGGCCTAGGTCTGTTGGGAGCGTCATTCCATGAACCGTCGCTTGGTCCCAATTTAACTGCAATTCACCTAGGCCTTGCGCTTGACACGCGGGGATTACTGAAGAAGTTTGCAAGCACATCGTCACCGTTCTTTGCTGTGGATCCCCGTTGTTTTTCGTAAACGTGACGGTAGCCGTTCTGCAACATTCTTCTACCGATCCGTATGTAACTGTCGTCGATTCGACCCTATCGCCGTTTGTTAAGTCTGCACCTAGGGAAGCCCAAGTTATTTCGTAAGATTGGCTTGGGCAGGGATCCGGGCATTCAATGCACTCGGCACACGGATTAACTACCACCGGGCCGCAAGGGAAGCTAATTGTCGTCGGCTCTCCCGGCGCTGGCGTATTTGTTGGTCGCTCTCCCGTGCAATTGCAATCTGGAATGTAGTCTGGGCATTCAGTTACGGGATCCCAAAGTCCTGATTCCTCGTTATACACCCAACTACAGTCGTAGTCGTCGCAATTACACGGGAAGCAAACATTCACACATTCCGGCGGAACAACTTGCGCTGCGCAAACTTGTATTTCCGACCGATGGAAACACACGTCGTTGCTATCGCCTCGATACGCCCCTGTAACCACGTCAATTGGAATGGTTTGAAGCGTAGCCTGCTGAGGTACTGGAGGCGCCTCACATGGAAACGCTTTTATTGGCTGATCTTCCCACGCGAACGAACATCCTGATGTTACCGACCAATCTTTAACAAATTGAATAACGGTTGGCGTGCCTAATAGTGCGGCCTCTGTAGAAACGATTTGATACGCGTGTGTGTTTGGGTCGTAAAATGCCGTTACCTTCATGTCCTCCGTAATGCACTCGCAATTCATTACGCATTTTATTCCCGGCCTGCACGGGCTATTGTAAGTTGAGCCTTGCCTTGGATCTTGCCCGTCCCAGTATTCCTCAAGCTCAAACGCTCCATCTACGGAAAACTGAAAGTCTCCCGTACCTGATAGCAGTTTTTTTGCTTTAATCCATCTTGCAAATTTTCCTTCGCCGAAATAATCGTCCTCCTCGATTTTCCACAAATACCAAGCTCTTTCCGTTTCGCCTTCACCGTGCGGCGTTATTGCATTTAATGGCAATGAAGTTTTCTTTTCGCTTCTTCTTCTCAGCCTTACCTTGGAACCGCTTACAACGTCTAGCCCAAAGGGATTGTCAAACTGCAATTCCCAGCAATAGTTTTCCCCGGTAGGTCCGTCGGTCAATTCCATTGGAAAATCGACTGCCGGATACTGCGAAGTGTTAAAAAAATCGGTGTCGGAAATCTTTATGGATCCCGTCCCGTTTCCGGGCGATCCTCCCCCGGGGGAATTGTTTTTTGTTACGCAGTCAAGCACTACGCCGCGTACTTCCTTTATCGTTTGGCTACACGTTTCCACTTCCCATCGGTAGGTGTTTTCGGGAACATTGCACGCGCTAGTTGGTGTGCGGTAGTACGCTGTCCCTGTGCTTCCTGCTTTCCATTTACTTAGTTCTGCGTCGACGCAATTAACTACCTGAACTTGATCGGCAAAAACTACCTCGGCAAATAAGTTGTTGGGGTCGTTAATTTGAAGAACTGTCCCGCAAGAAATCGGGCTTGGCTCTGTTTGCCCCGGCAAGTCGTCGGTGTTTAGGTGCTGCGTTACCTCTGCCTCCCATTGGCCTGATTCGTTTGTCCCAACGGGCCTTAACACGCGAAATCTGATCCACGGATCTGAACTAATTTCGACCGGCGTACCGGATCCGCCTTCAATCGCAAACCACCCTTCGTGCGACTGGTAATAGCACGCCAACACGGTCCCGCTCGGTATTGCTGGATCTGCTGGCCCTAGTAATCCAATAGTTAAAGGCTGTGATACACCGTCGTAATTTGTTGCAGATTCGTTTGGCGTAATTGTCGCCTGCCCCGATGTTGCCCCAAGCGGTATGCCGCCGCTCTGAAGCGTCATTCTCGCCATTTCTTTATTGTGGCGGTACAAATTTGTCGACTGCGAAATGTTTACCTGTGGGTAAACGCCTACCGGGCTGCTTTGCTGTGTCGTAACGCAAGCCGGAGATTCTCCGTAACATCCAATTTTTATAAACGTGTAATCGCAAAAATGGTTAATTGCTAACCCGGTAGTAGCAGGGAATGAAGCAAACGATAAGCAAAATTGTCGCTGCTGCCATTTCCTGTACTCTGATGCAATTTCTGCTGTTAGGGCCGTCCACCTTTGCTGGCTGCCGCTGTCAACGCTTGTTCCAAAGTGCTCGAGATAAAACGTTGAGTGAATTTGCGGGCTTCCTGTTTCTCCACTTGCTGCGCCCGAAGTTGCCGTTTCGCTGTGCCAAGAACTATTGTCAAAATAATCGTAAAGTTTTCTCGCAGTGAAATGAAACTCCTCGGCGTCTGGCTGCGCTGGGTTTCCCTTAACTTCCCCGAGAACTGCCGGGAATCCTTCCGTTGCTAAAGCTGCTTGGTCACTATCTAGCGCTGTAATTGCTGCGTCTGCTGTGCTGACGTGAAACACTTCCGCGTCGGGATCGAACGTAACGCGTCGACCTGAAGAATGTGCTACATGATCAAGCGCATATCCGGCTGATCGCGCAACCGAAAAGTATCCGGGATCTGGATATAGGAAAGCCGTAGCAGGCGCACCTCCCGCGCTGGTTACGCTCGGCGTAATTTGCGATGAAATTGCAGTTTCAACGTCAAGCCAAGTTTTCCCTTCGCTGCTTTTTACGTTTAACGGTAGTGGGTCTAATGGCTGGTGCAAAACCGCAAAACGCGCGTCAACAAATGGGCAAATCCATAGTTGCCTAGGCTCTTGCGACAAGTGCGTTGTTACGTCTAGTTGTATTGGTGTTTGCAAATACAGCTTCGCCGTAAAAGCTGTACCGTCTGCTTCCATTGACAATGTTACCGGCGACAACTGGCCGCCTCCGGGGGTCGGTATGTTACCGATTCCATCCCACGATTGGCCCCATGCTGAACTGAGAAGGTCCGGCATGTGTTCGCAGCTTATTAAAAACAAGCCTCGCCCAAATCGCGACGCACCAAGAGGGTGCAGGTATGAGTTAATTGCTACTGTTGGAAGGTCTGCAAAAACTGGTGCCTCTGCAACAATTCCCGTTCCATGATTAATAGAAGCGGAAAATTCTTCGTCCGGCGTGTCGGAAAATGGCCATTCATCGGACTTGAGCCTGCGAGAAAGGTATTTGGCTACAATTCCATCGTTGTCCATAACGATAGGAATGTCCGTGCTTCCCGCCACGATTTTTACAGTTGCTTCAGTTGACATTTTTAGCCGTTGGTTTCAAGTTCGGGCAGTCCCCAATCAAACGGCGTGTTGAACGTCATGCTCAATCCCATCATTTGCGTCTGTCCGATTTGCGTAAAGCCCGGTGGATCTGCGACGCGAATCGAAAGCTGCTCACGCAATAGGATCCGAGTCAACGCGGTTTGGTCGTCGGTGATGGATAAATCAAAGTCGCCGTAAAGTAGAGCTCGAAGAACCTGCCACTTTCTCTCGAGCAATCCGTCGGACTGCGATAACAAAGCTTTACTCGCTGTTCTGGGTGCGTCGCGAACTTGCCGCACCATTGGCGTTACAACGGTCGTTGCGTTTTCCGTAAGAGTCGTATAGCCGCCGCCCGCAAACGTGGCCTCGACGAACGCTCCGCCGCCGGGTGCTACCGTACAGAACTCCCGTCCAATCGGAAAATCTGGCGGTATCGGTTGGTCTAGGATAAAGCAATTCGCTTCCGTGTAGGCTGGCACTTTTTCAATCAGCCTTTCGCGAAGCGTTGTCAGCACTTCCATCTGTGTCGTAAAGCGTCGGACAGTATTAGCCATTACGGCGCACCTTTCACGTTATTTATCATGCGATTTTGGCTGTCGACAATATCCGACCAATTAACCTCTACTTGCTTTGCGTCCGTTTTGTCGAACGGTAGAGCTCCCGGGTTTAGGATCGCGCTTGCGGGTATTTTTTTAGTTGCCCCGTAAACCAGACTCACTCCGATTCCCATAATTTTCGAGCGACCGTCAGAAGTTATTTCCGCTGGACGCATCACGATCTTGCGGTCTAGTAGCTTAAAAGTAATCCCATTCTCGTCCTCAATCTCGTCATTAAACTGGGGAATAACCGGATACCGACCGAATCGCGTGGCTTCAATTTCGTAGAACAAACGTGTGATGCCGTCGTTCATAGATAGCACGACCGCTCCATCCGCTGGCTCCTGCGGGTCCGACGAATAGTTGCTTACCGGTAAGTGCATTTTGCCAAGTGCCGTTTCCCAAGTCGTAACGAATGAATAATTCGTGTACGGGTACTGGTAAACGTTGTATTTGTCGTTGTTAATTTCGTTTCCGGGGCTGTCCGGTTTAATCCATTCCGGTTGATCGACCTCAAGCGACGGTAGCCGCTCACTGGGATAGCGGTCGACGTATCCCTCCTCGTTCGATGTTTCGGGTCGATAAACGTACGGCTGCTGCCCCTCCCCGATCATTCCGTGCCAATCGGTGCACGGCGATTGCAAATAGTTTTGCAATAACCCTTGCGGGCTGTCTCCGTCGTAAGGCAGCGGCGTGGTCCACGATTTTGCATCGTAGTTTGGGTATCCGTCGCTGATGTCCTGCCCTTGCAAATTACCCGAAGGCCCGCCCATCATCGATTGGATCCGCATAGCGAGCCAAGTGTATTGCGACGTCGTGTATCGAACGCTCGCCCTTAGCGTAACCTCTGGCTGGTCGACCTGATCGACCAACGCGAGCTCTTGTATGATCGACGAATACTGCTGGTCGTTGCTCGATTGCTGCCTTAAATCGACGAGCCGAAGCGATAAAACCTTGCCTGCTGCCGCGATCAACTGTTTCTTGTCGACGTCCATATCGCCACGCAATTTAACCACAATATTGGCGACTTGGTTCGCGCCCATCATTGTCGTCGATTCTGTGTGCTGGCAACTCCAATCTATCGCCGGTGCCGGTGGTGCCGCGTACGCTTGCTCGTCGACGATAGCGTAACGCATTAACGTCCCTTGGTCATCGCTTGCATAATTCTGCGAGACTCGCTTGTACCCTTTCAGCAACGGCGGCAAAAGTAACTGCCGATGAAGCTGCACGAAATTGCGATTATGCGTGCGAATTTCGCCCTCTATTGTTCGAGTTGTTTTCCAGTTCGCATCTTTCGCTTCTGTCATTCTCCACGTGTTTGAAACGATGGTGTTTTGCGGATCCTGACGCAACCAATCATCATTTGCATATTGCGACGGCTTGCCAATTTCTGCGTTCGGGTCGTTGCAATTAGTAACCGCGATTTTGAATGTCGCCGATATGCGAATTGCTTTTCCACCCCATATTTGCTCGCAAGCTACGTCAATTACGTGCGGGCCCGCCTCTTGGTCGAGGTAATTTCCTCTATCTAGTTGTGCGGTTGGGTTGCCCGGATCGTCGGGAATATCAGTGCTTCCGCCGACGCTCTCCCTGCCGGTAGCGATTAAAGCTGGCAAGCGTCCCGTTTGGTTGGCCCCGTTTTGAGCACCGAAAATAAGGTGAAAATCTCCCCTTGGGTGAATCAAACGGTTTCGCAACTGTTCGTACGTACCTACGTTTCCGTAGTAATAACTTGCACCCGGCACGTAGGCAAAATGGTTTTCGTCGTATTGCGGGCCAATGCCGCTGTCCTGCTGCACATCCTCGACAAGCGTACATTCGACCGTAATCACAAAACTATCGTATCTCGCATTGGTTTTCGATTCGTCGTAACGCTGCTCCTGCTGGAACCGCTTTACAACGCAATCCTTTAATGCGACGCCGTTGTAATAAACAATAATCACGGGCCAAATATCCTCCGGCGATCAGCGTCGCTCATTAGCGGCCTGTTGCCTACGTTGAAATAAGTAGTGCCGTTGCCGTCAAACTTCCCATCCGAAACGTCGCTAAGAAATCCGAGAGCTCCGAGCGGGCTGTCTGCGGCTTCGTCTTTTTCGCGTCCAGTCACCCACGCCGCAATATCCTCTATACCGAGCGCCATAGGTTTTAAGTACGGGAACACAAATGACACTAAACTGTTACGCAATTCGCTGAATGAAGCGGCTACGTCGAGTGCAGCACCCTGAAGCGGTGCCTGTATCTCGTTCATCATATCCCGATACTCGTTTTGCGATTCTGAGAGCCTGCGATACTGCGGCCCCATTATTTCGCCTTGATTTATCTGTCGATTGATTTGGTCGGCTTCTGCCTGAGCGACCGCTTCCGCAATCGTCGCGTTATACATCGCGAGCCCGGCGTTAGCTTTCAACGCTGCGTTCGACAATCCGTTTAGTGCTGCGTTCGCCGCCCCGATTCCGACTGTTACCGACTGAAAGGCTCCTGCGGCCATTCCTACGTTACGACCGAGATTCTCTGCCCGGGATCTTCCACCCTGACCGCTCCGTTCGGTTATGTCTCTCATTACGTCCGAGCCTTGCGGATCGACGTTTTCATTGTCGTCGAATCGACTCGTTTCGTTCGTATTCTCGCCGGTCGCCTGTGGCTGACGGGGTTGTGCTTCACCCTCCGTTTGCGTCGTAAGTATCGTTTCTGCTGTCGTCTCGGGCTGCGTACCGCGTTCCCCTCCCCGTGGGTCGTACTGCGGCTCTGGCTGGCGCGGCTGCCGCGACTTCTGCATTATGTCGTCGATTGTTGACGATTGACTGTTTGCCTCGTTTCTCATCGCTTTGCCGATTCCCTGTTCATCTGCGATTTATGCCGCTCGTACTGGCTTATAGCTTCTTCGCGTGTATCGGTATTTGCGTAAAACCAGCCTTTTCCTTGCCCCCCGCTGACTGCTGTAAGAGCTCCGAGCCTTACGATTTCCGCTTGTCGAAGCCGAGATCGGTTGCTATTTAACCACAAACTGAAGGCTAGGTCGTAGCGTTTTCTGATTAGCTGAGATAGGTCGCCCGCTCCGTAGGTAGCTGCGACGTCCGTAAACATTACGTTTTTTTTTGAAGCCGGTAGCACCATAGATCGAAAGCGTCGACCAAACCGATAAGCTCCGCGATGGTCATGCCGTCACCCGTAGCTTCTTTGAGTCGCGGGATACCGAAAGCTCGAGAAGCTGCATTTGCGACAATTTCCATTGAAATCGGATCGTTCTTTAGTGCTTCGTCGAGGTGTCGCGGCAGGTAATCTGGATCAGTTTTTAACGCCATAGCGATTTGCATCGGATCCCCGTGCCGGGTTCCTTGCTGCGTTTCGTACGTAAATATGCACCTTTGCAACTGCTCCCGACGTACTCGCCTCTCGAGTCGACGTTTTCGCCACCGCTGAAACATACTAGCCCCCTGTGTAAGTTGGATTTGCTAGAGCGACGAGCTCGCTGAGAAAAATTTCCGTTTGATCTGGCATTGCGGCCTTTATGCTCGCGAGAATCTGCCCGTGGTGCTCTACCTGAATCATATAATCGCCGGTTCCCCGGGTGAACGCTACCTGTCGGTATAGGTCAATTTCTGCGTAGCCGTCAATCGTATTCACTGTGTTGCCGGTCACTGACGGGTCGATATTGTTATTTACAATGCTATTCGCTTCGATCAAAGTGCATTTGACGGTGGCCTCATCGACTGCATCGCCGTTTATAGCTACCTGAATTTTTAAGCGAATCATATCCGCAGCAGGTGGTGTTGGAATCACGTTATTAACCAATGTTCCTGTAAATTGCGTGCCGTTTGATCCAAAAGTTACACCAATTAACACTTGCGACACGTCAGGCAGCACTAAATTCCCAACGGTTGCTGCGACTGCCACGTTTAGCCTTACGTCGCTTGGTGACGGAACTACGCCGCCTCCCGTGTTTAGCGTTCCGTTCAAAATGTTAATATCGTCGCCGTAAGTAGGTGCGACTTGCGCTACATTTCCCTCGAGCGGATACTGCGCACCAAAAAATTTTGCGAATGAATTTTGTTGAGTCACGACAATTCTACCTGTATTGTATCGCCTGACTGGGCTGTTGCCGTGTATTGTACGCCGGTTTTTATCACTGTCGCCACTTCCGAAGAAGTCGCTAATCCGTTTTGTATTTCGCTAATAGGATGGACATGCTGTGGCAAAATAACGAACTCGTCTGAAGAATTGGGAACGCCCGTCCAAACTTCCTCGAAAGTCAGTCGACCGTTTGTAGCGTCATATGCAAGAATCGGCCTCGCTTCCCCTTCGAGTGGTCCCGACAAAAACACTAGAACCTCGCTATCAAACGCACCTGTTGCGTACCCCGTGAGATTTGAGTCAAACGCAGAAACAGTTGGCGTTCCAGAGACTTCGCCATCGATGGCCCTGTTTGCCTTGCGTAACTGATCCATCAGCTTTCCAAAAGTTCCAGCCAATACATGACTTGCGTAACTCGCATCCCAAACTGCATCCGCGACTTCGCTTGGCGTAATGCCACCGCTTGTGATAGTTCTTGTCGCGTAAGACCAAATATCAGCAGGAGATGTACCGCCGGTTAGCGAATTTGCATCCACCTGATTAGCCACACTAAACGCAAGCTGATCAGTTTTTGTCTTGATTGCTGTAATTGCTGCGTTGTCTGGAGCAACCGTGTTTGGGGTTACTGTGTTTGCTCCATCTGTGCCACGCATGTCAGTGTTCGTTGTCGTCGTTCCGACAAGAGTCACATTAGCAACTGTGTCTGTAGCTGCATCGAAGTCGTTGAGTGCTGCAATCGAAGCAGATGTTGCAAGTGCTGACACGTCCGCCTGTGACGCAGTGCGCGATGCTGCATCTGTTGTCACTGCGTTAGTAACATTCGCCACGGACGACACGTTTGCAACTGTGTCTGCTGCTGGGTCGAATGTTGATAGACCGCTTACATTTGCCTGACTAGCAGTTCGACTAGCTGCATCGGTAATGACTGCATCGACTGCCTGATCAAACGTGCTGACATCGTTTGCTAGGATCTTGACGGGAATGCCGTACTCGGTCCATGCAGTTCCAGTTGAAGTGATTTGACCGTTGATCTTCACGATCAGCCTGTCGCCTTCCGAAGGAGCAGGACTAACACCGCTGAAGACAATGCGATAAATCCCGACGTTCACCGTTATGACAGTCGGTGCAGTAGCCGGAAAACCTTCAATCCTCGTTGTTGTTGTGTTAATCGTTGCTGCAACGTGAGATGCTGCATCGATCACGTTGACGAGTACGGAAATTGATTCACCGACTAACGCTGTTTGTTCTTGCGCCATAATTTGTTCCTACTGCGCCAATGGATGAAATTTTGTGTTACCTGCCTCTGCTAGACCTGCGTAACCTCTAGTCAAACGATCCTTATTTTCTATATCTCCAAGTATATTTGAATTTGCTTGACTGGTAGTAAAGTCTCCAGAGGACGGATCATTAAATTGCGGATCTGTAGCAACGGGAGATAATCCCAAGTCAAATCCATTCGCATTTCCAGAGGTGTTACCGTAAAACTGATTGTTGGCAACAAAGACTATTTCATTGTTTTTAGACGAGTTGGTAATGTTAATTCCATAACCGCCGTTGTTTGCGAATATGTTGTCATAACAGCTTCTAGGGGGATAATTACCAGAAATGCCGTGGCTTCCGTTATTAGCAAATGTGCATCCCGATATGTGCGTCTTTACTCTATAGATGTCTGCTATTAGACCTACCCCAGCGTTATTAGCGAATAAACAACCAATAATGTAAGAAGTGGATGAACCATGAGTTAAATTCGCACTACCTACATTGTTCACATATTTAGTGTTAAACATTGAAATGGAAGAATAAATGCTTTGTATATTCACCCCGCCAGTACAATACTGGATAACACATTCATGAAAACGGAAAGCACCATATGATCCAAACGCTACTCCGATAGTGTTGGTTTGATCTCCAAAAACTACATTGACGGCTTCCTTCAAAGTTGAAGGACCTCCACCACTCCAAGCTGTATAACCATTACCCTGAATCTTCAAATTAAATAGTCTTGAGCTATTAGTGGCGTTAAGAACGCCTGCCGCTGCTGTTTGTGTTATTACACTTCTCTGTGTTGTGCTTGCGCCCTCTATTTGGTTGAACGCACCACCCATATTCAAAGTAGAAGTTAATGTCTGGTCAGTTTCAGTTTTGAAACTTACGCCAGCCAAGTCAGAAAATGCCTGTCGAGATGAAGTGCTATCAAACGTAGCACGCTTGCCACCGCTGTAGCATGTTGCGCTAAAATCACTCGCGTCCCAAACTTCGTCGAACGTGTAAACAGTTGGCGAAACGCTTGTGTTAATGCTTGCGATTACGTTAAATTTTCTGCCGCTCGTTTGGTTTGGCGCATAAACCAGATCACCTACATTGATCGCACCGTTTGCCGTGCCGTACGTTGTCGCTGAACCTGCTGTAATTTGTAGCGAAAGCGTAGTTATAAACGCTCGCGTACTCGGCGAACCGCTCGCAGTCGCATCGTTACCAGTGCTGCTATTAAAGACGATTGGAGTGTTTAGTGCAGTCATTGATTCCCTCTAATTTGCGTACAGCGGGTGAACTACTGTTGAACCGCCCCCGCCTGATGGTGCTGCTTCTCCATCAACAAGCACACCATTGAACACTCGTTGATTGCCTGTTGTGCTGATCTTTGGATCGACATAAACGGTTGTTGAAGGTTTAGCCAAGTAGCACCTAACCGTGACCGTTCCGGCAATCGTAGGTGAGATAGCAACTTCAATCTTTTGCTTTGTTCCTACGCCGGTTCCGTTCCATGTAGACGATGTGTCGCTGGTCAATGCTGTTGGTGTAGCAAGCGGGTCTGGCTTTGTGGTTCGGAACTTGTTGCGAGATGTTGGCGAAACTTCTTCGCTCGGTGAAGATACTTCGATGTAAAAATCATCGTCGTTTAACGATGCAGAACCAGCAAGGTAAACAGTTATTGTTTGAGACCCTGACTCGACATACGTTGTAATTGGAATGGAATAAATGTCTGTAACATGGCGTGTCGCGGCACTTCTTATCTTGAAAGAATAGTTCGTGTTTCCGTCGCTTGCTCCACCCGTTCTGTACTCGGTTGTTTCTGATGAAACAAACCTCCCTTCAGATCCAGAAAATGACTTAACTGAGGGGTTAGTCAATGTGCCTGCTTCGCTGTTTGTGATCGAGTAATTTACATATCTGAGGTAATTTTCATTTTGCACTACACTCGTTAAAGATTGCGTGCAATTTTCGATGATGACTGTTCCGTAAGTGATATAATCTTCAACCATGTACGTTATGTTAGAAATGTCACAATTCCGAAACGTTAGCGTGTACTTGTATGTATAGGGAAAGATGAATCTAAACGTGCCAGCCGAATAACCGATGATGTCACAATCCTCAAACAGCAAATCGGTATTATCGTCAAACTGGTGCTTTACGTTTGCTCCGCTCTGATCCCATGTGCATGACTTGAAAGATGCGACTCTTGCAAAAAATCTATAATTATTGCTAAGAGTTATAGTGCAATCTTCAAAAAAATAATGACCATGCCTGTACAGTCCCAAGTGACCAGTTCCGCCGACTGTCGGAAGATCGAGTCCTTTAATCATTAGACCATAGCCGTCAAATGCAGCACCAGAGATTGACGCTCCAGCTTGGTAAGCACTTGTCGATGTTGAAGCACTAATTATCAACGCGGGATTATTTATTGCGGTTAAATCATACTGCAAATTTGCATTGACTGCTTCACTATGATTGCTCGCAACTAAAATAGTATCTCCGCCAGAAACACCAGTTGATGACGCAATACTCGTCCAAGCATCCGTCCAAGACGAACCGTCATCTAATCCAGTAGCGTTACTATCAACGTAATAGGTTGCCATCTACTCACTCCGCAGGAATAAAGTCGTCGGCCATTTTCTGTAACGCAGATTGCCATTGATTTTCATCAGTCACTTGCGAGTTGATTAGCGGTGCAATGTTTAGATTGTACTGCTCCATGTATCGCTGCTCTAACGCTTGCATCTCCTGATTGATTTGCTGCTGCTGCTCGTATGAAGCCTGATAGGAAATCACTTCGGCTTCTGTGCATCCAGCATCGGGTCGCCCGCCACTTTGGTTCACTAAGGTTTCGGCAACTAGCTTGATGTCGTCTGGCAAGCTCGCTTCTACCTGTGCAAATTCTAGGCTGCGCGGGTACTCGTTCGTTCCGATTGACGTGGATGACTCGTTAAACACTTCCGCAAGAAACCACGCAATCAAGGTTTGATCGGTTCCGGCTTGGAGTGTTTGGTAATAGTCAATGAGTCCACCCGAACGCTGGTTTATCATCACCGGATCGGTTAAGACAGCACCCGATTCTTGTAAAGTCTCGCGGCTTGATTCGGTGCTCATTGCTGAACCAGTCCTTGCCGAAAGGTGCTGTGCAATTACGGAATTGCTAACGCCTTGGTCTTGCAATGGTTTTATGTCGGTTATGTAATTAATCATTAGCTAGTGCCTTTTTCCAAGTTCGCTTTTTTTTTGAAGCACTTCGACCTCGAGGCCTTGTTGCCTTGCGATTGTTTGCCAAATTAAAATCCTATCTTCTTGACACTCTCGCAACTGCCGATGTGTTGTGTCCAGCTTTTCGTCAACCCTCCCGAAGTGTGCAATCATCTGCCTCCATAAGGCTGCTATTACACCGCCCAGAGTAGCCACAGCACCGAGCAACATCGACACTTGCGTAATATCTGTCTCTGCTATCATCGAAATTACACCAATACTTCGTGTTTGAAATTTGCTTCGGTTCTTGCTTTTACTTGCTGCACGGCGATGTATTCCCAAGCTTCCATTTTGGATCCGTAGAATTCGCCGTAGCCGTTTTTTCCCCAGCCGGGACCGTAAGAATTTACAAACCGAATTCCATACCGCTTTAGGCTTTCTGCCGGCCCTTGTTCTGTGTCCAAAACCTCGAGCCCAAGAACCGCGTGCCTCCACCAAGGCAGGCTAAACGTAACGGGAATCGGATCATCGTCGATCATACTTGAGATTGCTGCGTCAAGGTCGACGCCAAGATCAACAAAATCAACTAGCCGGTTGCGTTTCCTGCTTTCGAGTACCTCTGCCGTGTTTTCGTAGCTTCGATCAATACGAAAGCCGTTCGGCCACGCGGACGCATTAGGTACGCCGCCTTGCTTCTGGATCATGTCGACGGCCTGCGAACAGAATCCGCCTTGGTTTCTGTAGTTCATGCCAACGGCACCGATTGCGGTCGCTGAAAGCTCTGGTACTGGCGAATTGATACCCTGAAAAGCAAGTCGATTCATAACGCCCGCCACAACGGAATACGCCCAGCAATATTTCGTACTTTCTTGGTTCAGAATCGGTACCGAGTGGAACTTGTGAAAGTCGATAGGTCGGCTGCGTCGCGATCTGTGCATCGCGATACGCTCCGGCCACTCGCTTCGCGGTAGGTAGTTTCCGCCGAATCCACCGCAAACTGTCCCCACTGGTTCCGATGAATAGTCTCTCTCGACTAGCCCGTGCTCATCTCGCGGCGTTGCGTCAAAATTCACTTCCACTTTTCTAGCTCCTCGAGAAAATCGTCGCCGACGGTTACAACCGTTATGTCCCCGTTTTTCGCGATAGCTGCCGCTGGCTGCTTTGCCTTCGCCGCCTTAAAAAGCGGATACACCCACGCTTCCGTATCATCGACGGTTGCGTTTTCTGAGTAACGCCGTAGCTCGTATCCGTTTTCTTTTGCCCACTCGTCGATTAGCGCGCTTCCCGCCATACCCGCTGGTGGGACCAGAACGATTGCGTTCGGCGTTTCGTCCATCGCCTTCTGCTTCCCCTGTGGCTTGGTCTGCGACGCCAAGTAAATCACTAACGCCATTACAGCGAGAACAATAGCTTTTTGCGTTTCTGCGTTCATGCTATTTCTTTTCGTTCTGCTTGCGTATCTCGGAAATCATTTCCATACGCAGCACCTCGAGACTGTCTCGAATATCGTCGCCCTCTGTTTTGTGACTTTCCGGGTCGAGCATACGTGTTATTGATCGAATGATGCTCTGGATCGTCGGCCACGCACCGGTAACCAATAGAATCGCAACGTATCCGACTAAATCGACTGCTTGCATCAACGCATCAATTAACACCGCAATAGCGTTTGCGTCTCCGACCTCGGTGCCGTCGACTGAATCCCCGAATACGAATTGCAACCAACCGCTCTGGTAAAGTTTCCATCCCGCGAAAATTACGAAGCACCCAACGAGAAACCTGAACCCTTTATCGTCCTTCATTTTCCACCATCCAATCGTTGAGCCATTTTCTGATTAAGGACTGAGCGAATCGAATCGCAATATTCATTAGTATTGTCGCGATGATGCCGCTTCCGACTTTCTTCCTCCGAATGAACCGTTCGACGTCCTGCTGCACCATCGAAGCGTTTCGAGAGTTCATGCCGCCCTGTCTCATTCGTGATTCCCACCGCTCGCGCGCGTACTCTCGTATCCGCTCTCGTTCCTCTCGTCTCAATGCTTTTTCAATCATTTGCTTTTCCCCATATTCTGACGCGAAAGTAGCCGTGTTTTGACTGAGCAATCGCGTCGCCTAGAAGCACTCTCGAAGTGTCGTTTTTATGCGAGCTCCGACCCGACGGCCTGCACGTCGAAACCAAACTTGTCCGTGCCCAGCCTACCCCCTCGAACGTCGCGTTGTCTAACTGTTTCCAATCGCCAGCCAAATCGGGTGGGTGTCCACGCAAATTGTAGTGAGCCATATAGTCTGCTCGGCTTTGTGCTATTTGCTGAGAGCGCGCAACAAAAACAGCCAGAACGCGGTTACGTCCCGGCTGCTCGATTTTAATGTTTTCTGCGACGCTGCCACGGTAAAGTAGGCAAATCGCCGTTAAAACAACTACGCTTCGCACCCTAGCGCTCGCCGACGAAGAACGGGGAATAGACGCTTCCTGCCAACCCTCGAGCGTTCTACGCTGATTTTCCGACTAACGCTCGGGCGCGAAAGCATACGCCTTGGAATGATTGCCTCAACCTTGATTTCCGGCAATTCGACGGGCTCCGAGCTCACCTCGCGGCTTACTTCTTTCTTAACCGATCTTCCTGCCTTCTGCACGCCTGCGTCCACGCCGTTGTCTGCGAGCAATAGCCCGATGACGGCGACCACTGAAATTACCGCTATTTTCATTTTCCTGCCTTTTTTTTAACACCCAACGAGCCGGGGTAAATCGAAAGGGGCGGCTCCGACTACCCCCAGCCCGCTTGGTAATTCGGAGCCTACACAATTCTGACGCTTTCTTGCAAGCTATTCACGCATTGCTAATCGTACGCGTAAACGTACACGCCTATTTTATCGGGCGAAGGGTCGCCTTTTTCCGTTTTAATATGATATTGAATAACGCCCGCCAAATAATGCGGATCGTCACAATCAAGCAATCCGACTCGCACGAACGTATCTAGTAAATGTTTAGTTACGTAATTATCTATGTCGAGTAGTCGACGTCGCTTGTGAGTAAAAGCAATGCACACCTTGTTTGCTGTGCCGTCGTCGCTTGTTGCTTCCGCGAACGGCATTGGCTTACAAAGTGGCGGTAAATGAATCTGTTTCTGTTTTAACACGTCTAATATCGCTGACTTCTGTGCTTTTAGCTCCTTTTTAGCCGTCTTTGCCTTCTCTTTATTTTTGTCCGTTGGTGAAAGTATTTCGTTTCTCAATGCGTGCATGAGCTTTATGTTGTCATGACCTTCTGGCGACGGCGGTGCGCAAAAATGCGATGCGATAATTAACGCCTCGAGACGCCTTAACTTCATTCTCGTCATTCGGTGTAAAGCGATATACCGATTTAATGAAATTGCCTTGAATGGAAATTCAAAATAGAAGCAATCGTCGTCGTCGTCGTAAGTTTTGATTAGCGGCAACTTACTTGCGCACCTCATTCCGATCTTCGTGAGTTTAATCATTACACCGTCCTCCGATACTGCGGCGTTCGACGACCCTTGCTTCGCTTGCTGACCATCGGCACCCAATCCCCCGTTTCAATCATGTAACCTCGCCGTAAGATAAATTTCGTAAACGCTCCCCACGCATTTCTGTGGTGCGGAACCAGATTTCGAGATTCGCAAAGCAATCGAATGTCCTCCGCCGTAAAAGTCTCGCCGTCTTTGATTTCTTGTCGCACCAAAGCCATTGCTTCCGAACGCCATTGCTCGCACGTTGTTTTTGAAACCGACTCGAGAGCCGCGTCGCGCTGCTGTAGTGCCCAATGTAATAATTCCATCTCTCGCCCCTTTTTGTGTTATTGATCCCAACCGTCAAACATAGGCTGGTTGTATTTCCATCGAACCGTGTTGTTTTCTAAATCTTGAATAATCCACATTCTTCCGTCCTCGAAAATCGCATCGTGCGGCACGTTGCCCTCGACGAATCTCGGTATCGAAAAAACGCGGTCGTTACTGTCTCCGACAAACACGGTGTCCCGTGTTTTCCTGACCAAACAGATTTCAAACAGCCTTAATCGCTTGTACTTTAATCCCTTCATTTTCTAATGCCTTTCGTGTTTGAGCCGTGTTAGTTGCAGTACGCGCCGTTAATCTTTTCGCATCTACCGGGTGCGACGCAATACCAATCGCGTCTTGTTTTTGCGAGATACCGACAAGCGGTGCCGCCTGATGACCTGATAGGCCGTGGTTCCGAAACTCCCGGTACGATTGCAAAAACTCCTGCCGCCGCCAGTGTTCTTCATCGTTCTTCATCGCGCAAAACTGCCGCCAACCGCCCATAAATCGTATCGTTGCGTTGATAGCCTGATCCTCGAAGTCGACGGTTTTGTAAGCACCTACTCGCTCTGCCGCTGTGATCGCTGTGTCCCACGCCCGAAAACTGACTGCGGTTGCGTCGATTCTCCGAAGCTCGCACGGCTTGGGAAACCACTTTTCGAGCGCGATATGCGAATACACGGCTTTTTCCAATTCGTCGATAGACACGTCCTTCAACGCAGCCCAGTACACTCGTAACAGAACCTTGTCAATCTCCTTGTTGTAAATCACGCCAAGCTGCTCGATTACAGCCGCAAACCGTAGCTTCTGTTGTCGCTCTAATTCACCACTCGAGGAATTCATTGACTCGCTCGGTTCGCTTTTCGCTATCTGTTTTCGTTTTTGCGCCATTGCTGTAATTACCTTCCGCTAGTTTGAGTAAATTTGCCTCTGCCATGCACCAATCAAATGTAGGCTGCCACCTAAAGGATTCGCGATTAGGAATGGGTAGTTGCGCCAACGCCCGTGCCCACGTTTCGTTTAGCCAACTTTCGCCCATCGCTTTTTTGAGCGAGCGAAACTTGTCTTGCCTTTTTCTGCTCCACGTGTCGATACAAGTCAATTCGTGATGAGCTCGAGCTACTTCGTTCCAGCTATCCATAAATGCCGTTGCTTGCTTATTTACACGACGCGTTTTCTTCGCGTTGTTATCTATCTCTTTACTATCTTCCTCTGTCTCTAACTCTAGCTCTAACTCTAACTCTAACTCTTTGCCTGTATCAGGACGCAACTCTGCGCTGCCGCTGCACTCTGTTACAGAGCGCAACTCCACGTACTCGTCCGCGAGTCGTTGCGCTTTTGCTGCCTTGCTTTTGCGAGCACGCTCGAGACTCGCTGCACGCTTCTTGCTTTTTTCCTCCTGTTCTTCGACTGTTTCTTTCATCCGTTGGTTGCGATACACCTGTTTCGCTGGGTCGCCTTCGAGTCGAATCGGCCTAAATTTTTCATTAAGCACTTCGTCTAAATCCGCGTCGTCTAGCTCGATGTTCAGAACTCTCGCCGCTCGCTTCTTGTCGATTGCCTGAAATTCGCTCTGAAATTGCAGAATCAATAGCTGCAAGTAAATTCCTTGCTGCCTGTACGTCAATACGCGAGTTCCGACTACCCACGCGTCCGAATAAAGCGGAAACCAGTGGTGTTTTTTTTGTTGCGACATATAATGACCTTACCTTTCGTTGAAGCCGGGTTTTCACGTACGCTCATTTCGTGATTGCCCGGCTTTCTTTTTTTTACTTGATGAACCTGTAAACACTAGAAACGCTAATACCAAACGACTCTACGAGCTCTTTAATCGTCGCGCCGTCTAGTCGCTTCTTCTTTACTGCCTCGACAGTTTCTTTTGCAACGGGGCTTCTTGGATTGCACTGTCTTGGCTTCCCTAGGTGCTTCGTTCCTGCGTGAGTGCCGTTTGCAATACGCTGCACCGAAGCGCTCGAAACTCCGTTCTCGCGAGCGACCTGCCTGACTGACGTGTTTCGTTCCGCGAGCCGTTGCCAAATCCTGTCCGAAACGATTTTTTCTATTCTTTCGCTTCCCATCACTTCTTGCCTTTCTCTTTCGGAGCTTCTTCTTGCTCGATTACTGGAAACGCCTGCTGCGCGGTCGTGATACCGTCGGCAATCGACGTGTAGATTCGTCGCATCGCTAGGTACTGTGCTGGCTGGATTGCATCGATGCTGCGTTGTATCCTCGCCTGTATTTGTTCACGTGTCACCCCCAACTCCTCGAACTTTTCGATCATTGTCATAATCTTCGATCTGTCTAGGTCGATGCTCGACTTCAGCGTGCGGTTACACTCGTCGACCGCTTCCTCAATTACGTCACGCGGTATCACGTTCTCTAGGCATGTCCTCACGCGACGCTGCGCTTGGTTCGCGATCCAGTCAGCAAGCTCATCTTCGCGTAGCTCCCGCTGGCGACCACCGACTCTGATTCGGTGCGGAACGATAAACTGCCTCGAGTACCTAGCGTTCGTCTGTTGATCCCACGCAAACGCTTCTACTGTGCTTTCGCCTCGAGCTCGCGATAGCTCGCGGTATCCCCAGTCAATGTTTCCCCACGCTAACGCGACTTGTGTGACGAGAGTAATACTAGGGCCGGTGATTTCCGAGCCGCCTTTGCTGTACGTGTAGCACGCTGACTCTGCGAGCCTCACGCGCTGACACGCGTTTTGTACCCGCTCTATCGCCTTCGCCTCGTTTCTCGGCCTCGCCGCCGCGACTGTTAGCCCGGCTTCGATGATGCCTCGGCTGCGAGCCTGTTCGCTCGTCGTTAGAGCCTGTGTTTCCGCTTCGACGATTTCCGCTAGTGCCGGGTTGATTTTAGATTCACTCATTTCAGTAAAAACCTTCTGCTGGTAGTTGTAGTTGTGAATTGCTTTGCCAATTCAGGATGATCTTTTTTGAATCGCGATTGATCGAACCTGCTTGTTTTGCTGCTTTTCCACGTTGCGAGCACGTTCGATCCATCGACTAGCTTTTCGCTGTTTTGCATCGCTAGTTTTATTCCAGCCTCCAGCATGTCTTGCGTTTCCTTTAGTTTCTTTTGCTGCTTCTTAATCTCGCGCAAAGCCTCGATTGCATCGCATAAATCGTTGTCGGCTTCCGCTTCCGAGCCGACGTTGTGATGCGGATACGCTTTCTCGCACTCGCGACTCGTCGCCGCTGATGGCATAACGTCGTTTATCACGCCTTGCCAAAATCGCTCTGCTTCCTCGATGAGCCATTGCTGAAACTCTGCATCCGCGTCCACGCTATACACTTCGATTCGGCGTCCGTAGTCAAAAAAGAGCACGGGAACGTCGCACCAATCGACGCCGGCAATTCGCATATTCCACTGACACTGACAGTAGTAGTGCTTAGGTATATCGCTCGTTCCCGGATCCCCCCATTCTCTGCTGTTGCCGGCTGTTTTGACTTCTAATACTCCCTTATCGCCTTCCTGTGTCAGGACGAATCCGTCGAGATTGCATCGAGCAAACTCGTGTTTTTCGTCACGTATCGCGTTGAAATTCGAGATTACGCTGTTGCCTGTAGCTTGCTTGTATTTCTCGATTACGAGCGGTTCCAAGTAATTGCCGAGCTCCATCGCAAGATTCGTTTCGTCATTAGTTTCCTTGCTAGTTTTGTCGAGCCACACGTCCATCGGCGTTTGCCACTTCGATAGGCCGACTATCGCGGCAATGTCGCTTCCGCCAATGCCTTTCTTTCGCTCGAGTAACCACTGTTCTCGTTTTCTGCTCATATTCCACCTGCCATTAAAAGACCAAGTAACCAAAAAAGAAAAATTAGCAACGCTGATTGTTTTTCGCTCATAGGATCCACCAGAGTAATAGTGATATTGCAGCAATCATTGTTCAGCGACTCGCTCAATCCACGCTCGATTAAGCTGGTTGAGCTCGTTCTGGTGGTGCGTGTGACCGCTTTGCTGCCGCAATTCGTAAGCGTTGCTGAGATTGCGAAACGCACTGAAGTGATCCGCCATAGCGTTCGTAATGTCCCGCTGGTGACGCTTCTCTGTTTTTCTGAATTGCCGATCTCTCGCGTCGACGAAGTATGTGTCTAGCTGCCAATTTGATTGATCGACGTAGGCGTAACCTTGCTGTACTAGATTCGCCGTTTTGCAGTCGAACTTTCGGAATTGCAAGCTGATTTCGTAGCCGACTGTAGCGTCGCCTGCGTGCTTGATTATCGGCACCCACTTTTCCGACGGCTGACAGTCGTGCCAGTCCTCGAGAAACTCAAACAAGACGGGAAGCTCATCGCCACTTATGCGAACGCCGTTATTCCTCGAAGCGTTAAACTCATAGGATGCCTCTATGTCGCTGGTAGGCGGATCGAAGCCCGTACCGTTGTACCTCGCGCTGTAGTAGACGTGCTGCTCTAGTTTCCACTCGTACTCATACTCATATTTGTTGCTCATTGCTTTACCTTTCGTTTGAGCGTCAAAACAGTAGCTTACCATAATCCATATCACGTGTCAACCACGTGTCACTAGCACTCCGCTAGAGTGACGTTTACCGCCGACGTTGCGTTGTATTGCTTTAACGCGCTTGCCAAGTCGCCGTGGTAGCGACCACTGAACCAAGTTGGATCCCCGCTCCAATAGCGGCAAACGCAAAATTCTTGAAGAAAATCGAGTTTTAATTCGACGATACAAATAAACTCGCATTGCGTCCCGAGCACGTGCTTTGCTGTTACGAGCGATCCACGTTCCGATTTCCACGCAAAGCTCGGGATCATCTTGCTATCGCTAGAGTCGCCGTCGCGCTCCCGGTGATTGTATTCACGCACAATGCCGTCCTCGATTAGAGCGTCGAGCGTGCGAAACAAACAAGCTCGCATAGGGTTTGTGTAATCCTTGAACGAATAATGCACGTCTAAATCGTCGCTGCTTTCAATCTCGCAACGCACTTCCCATTTTACGATTTCCTTCGAGAATTCGTTTTTCCTAGTTCCGTTCGCAAAAACGACTGTTAGTTCAATATCCATTGTTTTTTGCCTTGTTGTGTGTGACGTCGTTATGCGGATCGAACGATCTCAAAACGGTGGGGATTCATCATAAGAAGTGCAAGAAACTCGTTTTTTAGTTTATCCCCCACTTCGATCTTCGCTTTCCCAAAGCCATCGCACTCCTCATTGTTCTCGATGTTTGTGACGACATTCCTGCGGTTGATTTCGACTTTTACTTTCATCTCTTAGCCTTTCGTGCGATAAAGTGAAACGTGAGAATGTAAGATACTATCGGTTTTCTCACGTGTCAACTCCAATTAAAAAAAAATTGCAACATTGCGAGCCGTCGATATCGTCGGACATTCGGACGTTTAGTGTCCGAATTTCGGACGTTTAGTGTCCGAATGTCCGAGGATAATACGGCTGCGACAAGGTAATTCGTAGATTCGTAGATTCGTAGATTCTGCGACAATGGCACAAAATAAATGTGGACGATTTTAATTTTTCGTTTTGTCCACTTTTCCGCACTCGCAAAGCACGCAAAGTCTTTTGCATTGCGGGCAATGACATTTAAAGCAAATCGTTTTTCCATCGCTATTAGGTTTGCCACAATGATTGCAGGAACTTTTTAATGCGGCCAAAATACGAAACTCCTGAAGATGAAGCGCGAGAAGCGGAAGTTCGACAAGCGTGCGAAACGGCTTGGAATTGCGAGCTCAAAAAGCTCGCTGGTTACGACAAGCTAGATTATGCGGCGGTTAGAAACGAAAAACCCGTCGCTTTTGTCGAGATTAAGTGCAGAAGCCACAAATTTGGCAAGTTCCCAACGCTGATGTTCGGCAGCACGAAAATCAAACAAGCGTTGTTTTACTCGTACGCTTTCGGGCTCGATACCTTGCTAGTCGTGCGAGACTCCGAAGGAGATTACTGGTTCACGAAAATTGAGCCTAGTAAGATCGAACTGCGTTACGGCGGCAGAACGACGAACGCACGCGATTCCGACGACATTTCAATAATGTGCCATATCGCAACGGAACACTTCTCGCGATTGCGATGATAGCGAACGGCCTGCGGGCCGGTGGCGAAGGAAGGGGAGCCCGCAAGCCGCCCGCCTATTCCTCCGGCACGGGGGCAGTTTTCGCTCGCTCGGCGAGTATCGCGTCGTATTGTGCTTGCATTTCCTCTTGCCTAGCGGCAACCGCTTGATCGACTCCGGTTACGTCGCGGTTCCAAATAACGCCTGAAAGAGTATTGCTTATCTGAGGCACGCGGTGTGCTTCCATCGTGAATGAGAGCGTCGTAAATTTCGTGCTCTGACTGGCTTCGATGGGCCCGGCCATAACGCACATAGGAAAGTTGTAGCAGAACCAATCTTGAGATTTCGTTGCTGGTTGAGCCGCTGTAATGCGATTGTCGCGAGCGGGCACCAAAACGATTCGAAAGCCGTGTGTTTGAAAAAGCGGCTCGCCCACTTCCCAATCGTAGATAGCGCCCGGTACTGAGTAGTAGTTTTGCTGCTCAATCCACGTTCGCGTGCGCTGGCTCCACGTGCTTAGGTTGAAGCTGAGTTGAACGATTCGCCCGAGCACTTGTCGATCAATCGGTGGGCCTTGAGGCCCGCCGTGCGAATCCGCTGGTACGTCGTTAAAGAACTCGCGAGTCACAATCGCTGTGTCGTCAATTTGCTGACCCATCCAGTAGAGCTCGCCTGTTTGCGACATAGTATCGCCGATGTAGATATTGACGGCACCGCTAACTTTAACGTCAACGCCGTTATTTTGCTCGGTTCCCGCGCCAGCGTTTGGGTCGGGAATGTTGCCGACGGCCTGCGGAGCGACGTATCCTTTTCTCAAAACCATATTAGGTTCCTCCGCCTTGTGCGGTCGGTAAGCGTGTGATTGGTGGCGGGAACTGCTTGCTGCGTACCGTCAAATCGTTTCGGTGCTCGAGTTGAACTGCGGTTGGCCCTGCGTGGTCGACAATCGTTGCGTCAAGTTGACTGGGTAGATTGAAAATGTTTTGCCCGTTCGCAAGTTTGTCCAGCAACGTCCACCACTTTTGTTGGCTCGCTTCTGCGTTTGCTGGTATCGACTCGCCCCGACGCTCGTAGAGGCGAATGATCGCAAGCCCGCAAACTAAGTCTGCGAGATACGCTCTATTTACGCCTGTCAGCGTCGATAAGTCGTCTACGGTGTATTGGCCGCCTTGTATCAAGGCGGCTTGGACTTGCCCCGAAGCTCCGTCCAGCGCTGCTAATACCGACGGGTGCGTAGCAATCGCGCCACGGGATAGGTGCTCGCGGTTGTCGGTCGCGAGATCACCCACCCAGTCAATGTCGTAGCGTGCTGCTAAGTCGTTTCCGTCGGCGTAGGCCATTTTTCACTCACTACGGTTGAACGCAATCAGTGAACCTGAACGCCGAAGCTGGTGCGGTCGCAACAACGTCAAAGTCGTCGACAACGTTACCAACTGTGCGGCGATTGTCCTCGTCGTCTTTCGTGTAAACGGTCATGTCCTCTTGCACAAACAAGTGGACGCTCGAGAACGACGGGCCACCGGATTCAGCGACTAGGCTACCGGGGCGTGCAAGCAAATATGCTTGAACGGGGTCGCAAAGGAAACCACTAGCCAACGTTGCTCCACGCTTCGAGGAAACTCGAACTGCATCTTCCACAACGATGGGAATACCGTACAAGTTGTCGGGCAATCCATACTCGCCCCACTTTCCTACTTCACCTTTTACTTGGCTGTAGGCGTCCGGGCTGCTCTTGATGTGGTCGACAATCTCTTGGCTCTCCGCCATTGCGTGCGCCGCGTGTGGGCTCAAAACAAGCTGAAGGTCTTTCCTGCGAACGACCGATAGCGTTGCAATCATCACCTTTTCCACCGCGAATGCGAGCGAACGCTTGATGTCTTGGCGAGCAACTGTGCTCTGATCCCAAGTCCCAGTGTTACCGGCAATAGCAACAACGTCGGAGCTATGGTTAGCTGCCCAAGTGTTGTTGTCTTGCAGCAAGCCGTGGACTTGTTGCGTGCGGGCAGTCATTGCCTGCTGCGCTTTCATGCGAGCGTGCGATTCGACGATGTTCCAGTCCGCTTGTTCGGAAGATTTTCTTCCGATTGTAAAGTCGAAGTTATAACGCTCCGTCTCATACCCCTCGAACGTAAAACTTTCGGTTCCGTTGTTTCGCTCTGGTCGCGGGGAGCCGTCGGGCCATACAAACTCGGCAAGATCCGAGCTCAATACGCGAGCTGCTTCTTCCGGTGTGATTTTGAGATAGTATCCGCTCGACTTATTCACGTTCGACAACTGAATATAGCTATTCAACGCGAAGTCATCTGGGTTACGGCTAAATTCTGTGATAAGGCGTCCCGACGCATCGAGATCCTTAACAAAAGTATTGTTACCGCCGGGTAAAGCGTATGCCATTTTTTCGTCCTAATTTGGGTGGGGTTTTCGTTTCTTTCGCGCCCCCGCCCGGGACGAATTTTTGGGTTTTGTTTAAGCGATTCCGATGGTGACGAGAATCTTTGCTTTGCCGCCTGCATCTGCGCCTTGCGTGCAAATTCCGGCGTAGGGAACGCCAGAACCTACGGCAGCGACAATTCCTTGTCCGTTAAGGTCGGGAGCGATTAGATTTCCGGCGGCTAGGTTCGCGCCGGCGATTACCTCGCAGCTTTCGGTCGCTTGGTAAACACGCTTGCTCTGACCGCTGGGAACGGCGTAGGTATTAGTGTTTCCGGGGATGGGTGCGTCCCACAGTGATTCGTGCATAACGCCGATAGCTTCGTCACCGGCGGCTGCCGTCACGACTTTGTTATCGGCTGACAATTTGACGAATACGGAAGGGTTAATGTTCGCCCCCGCTTTAAATTGTTGTCCGTTCCCGGCCATAGTTAATTCCTCTATTTAGGTGGTGGTTTTTTGTTTACTCTGCGAGCTCGGTTTTTGCTTGCGTTACTGCTTCTGAATAGGAAAGTCGCTTGCCTGATTTGATACCGGCGTTGACTAACTCGAGTGCTTTATCTGCAACCTTGGCAGCAAAGCGGTCGCTATTAACGTCGCCGTTTGCAAGGGTTCCGTCGTAGCCGAGCGGGATTAGCGGCGATGATGGTGCCGAAGCCGCTGCGTAGTGCTGAATTAACTCAATTCGCTTTTCAAACTCGTCGTTGCTCATCTCTGAGCCACTTGCGTATAGGCACTCGTCCATCTCGTTCCGTAGGTTGACGGCTGAGTATTGGTGTGCAAGGTGTGTCAATCGCTCTTTTCGCTCTGCGTCGATAGCGTTTTGCCGTAATTGCACGACTTCGTGCTGTGTCGCTGCATACATTTGCGCTTGTTCGGTAAGCAAGCTATCGTTGTGGTTTTTGAGCTCGTTGAGCTCGGTTCGCATTTGCTGGTTTTCGGCGGTAAGTGCTGCATACTGATCGCGTCGCATAGAATTGTCCTCTGCGTTGGTTGAATAACGGTGATAGCCTTTGGTGGCTCCAAACTGTGCGGGTGGGGCCGCTGCTGCGTCCTGCGCTCCCGGCCCTGATAGAATCCTCGCTAGGATTCCCGGTTTATTTTCTTGTTGGCCGCCGCCACCGCCGCCACCGCCGCCGCCACCGCCGATTTTGTTCGCTACTGCGTCGATTGCCATATCTGTTCCCATCTCTTTTGCAGTCTGCCCTAGCTTCGATTTTCCGCCTTGTGCCGCGCCTCTCGCTGCCGTCCCGCCTGCTGTTCGTGCTGCGGTTCCTCCTGCTGCCCTCGCTGCTGTTCCGGCTGCCAATCGCCCTGCTGCTGCTAGTGCTGGTGCTGCGTTTCGGTCTACGCCTTTCCGCATCGCGGATCCGGCAGAATTGCCAAGCATTTTATTAGCGTGCGCTCCCTGAGCCGCTGCGGTTAGCCCCATTTGACCGATCCCGTTTTGATCGGGCATAGGTGCGTTCTCTACGTCCTCCTGTACGTATTCTTCTTCCATTTCGCCGCCCATCATTGGATCCGCCATTGGATCCGCCATTGGCTCGGCCATTGGCGGTTCAGCCATACCGCCCGCCATCGGGTCGTCCATCGGCATATCGCCGAGCTCGCCTTGTCCGGTGTTTACGGGTTGATCGTCCCCGATCATCGCGGCAGCGTTGCTAATCGTTTGCCACTCCTCCGTACTCATTAACGCGTTTAGTACCTCTCGAATCATGTCTTGATCGACGGGTGCGCTTCCGTACATATCTGCTTTGCCTTTTTTTGCGGTCTTTATCATTGTGTTTGAGCTACCCGGAAACGACCCAATAGCTGTAGTAGCGTCGTATCTTTCGACGGTGATAGCTTCCGCTTCTGCGTCTGCTGCGTACTGTGCTGTCGTTGGAAGTGGCAACCGTGGTGCCTCCGACAACGCGGCTATCGGGTCGATATACCGACGACCGTTAGCTTTAAGTTGCAGCACTTCAACGCTTCGATTCGGTCTATCGCTTAACTGCTTTGCCTTGTCGTTTCTCTGCCATTCATTTGCAAAAATGCCCCATCGCGGATTTTTTCGTCCGACCATACCCAGCCTGTAGGGGCCGACAAATCCTAGGTTTTTTGGCGGATCTGGGTCGCGATACGGTGGTGGTAGCGTGTGCTTATCGACTAGGGCTGTGTATGCGTCCGTGTCTTGGATCCGGTGATTGTTTTCACGAACAATCTTCGTGAGTTCACCAAGGTCGTAGTTAGTGATTTGCTCGGATCCGTCCGACCCGTAGTTGACTTTTTCGTGCTCCATAAAAAATGGTCGCGGCTCCGTCGGGCTGTATTGCTCGGTGGCAAAATGCTGCGATGCTCGAGCGTACATTTCGTTACCACGTGCGTTATCCCACGCTTGCCAGATAACGCGGTTTCGTTGCGCCGGATCTGGTAAAGCCGACGCGAGTGCGTAGTGCGACCGCACGATGAAATCTTCTTCTGTTTCATTCGCTTGCGGGACTGTCATTTGTGTCCGTACTGCTGTGGCCATTTCGTCGTTTTAACCGTTTTTTTCGATTTAGTGCAAGCTATTAGAAATTTACCTTTGTTTCTGCACCCGGTTCGGGTTTCTCTGCGTCCGCAAAGTAGATAGATAACGAACCTTTCGTTTTTTCATGTGCTGTAAGCGTCGCCCACTTTTTTGGTTCCCCATATTCGGGTCGATAGTGCTCGAAACTAGCGATTTGGTTTACGGCGTCGGACAAACTTTCGTTATTGCTGTACCAAACCCCGTCACCCATTAACACGACACAATCTCCGCTGGTCGTGTGTATTTTTGCGAGCGGCAAAATTTCTGCAATCATATCGCTTGGCTCGGTTTTCATAACAATCCTCTCAGCGCTGCTATGGTGTAATTGAAGTGGTCTGGTGATTTCTCCGCTAATGCGACCCAGTTTTCGTATAGCTTTTGTGCGCCCATCGTCAAAACTTCTGACGATCTTGCGCCGTTGTAAAACTTACCTGTGTACGCATCGGTAAATCCGTCCTGTGAGCCGATTTCGTACGTTTTGTATCGCTTTCCTAGAGCTTTTGTTTTGTGCTTCTGTATGGCTTGCGCCTGAAACGCTTTAGTTTTCGGCCCAATTTCGGTCTTGTGGTCAATCGAATGACATAGTTCATGAATCAAAACCGATGTGGTAAGCGATTGCGCTGGCGACATTTTTACGGTGTTTTGGTCGGAGTAGTACGCGGATCGGTGGTAAGAAACACCGTCGGAAGGCTTTGCTGTAGTGACGTCGACGCTGTAGTTGGTGAGTGCGCCACCGGATATATGCTCGATCCAATCGACCGCTGAATCGAGTGCTTGCTGTGTCACCATAGTGTCTCCCGTAAGATTTGCGTTGATTGCTCGCTTTTCGACCGGCCTTTTGCGGTTGCTGGGTATTTTGTCAATTTCGGTTCGCAGCAACGTTCGCATGTCTTTTTGAGTCGTGGCTATCTTCTGCTTTAACTCGTCGGATTTTGCGTGGTAGGCTTCGTCCTTCGCTTTGTCGTCGAATACATTTTCTTTCCAGTATGCGTCCCGCATACCGTTGAGCTCATCTTTCAATCGAGCGAGCTCGGTATTCATCGCTTTGTTTTTCGATAGCAATGTTTTTCTATAGCTATCTACTGCGTCGTTAGCCTGCTTTCGTATTTTCCTGCCTTCGCTGGCCTGCACGCGAAACTTGCCTGTCTCTTTGTGTTGATCGAGCCATTTGACGTACGGCTCGCTTTTTTTAGAAGTCTGTTCGCCCGGTGCCCAAGGAAGGTGCGAATAGGTGTCGGTGATGTAAGCGGGTACGTCTTCTCCCGCTTTGACTGCTTTTCGCACCGCGTTTCGGTGCTTCGTCATAAGTGAATCGAGTGCTTTGCCGTTCAAACCGCTATAAGTAGCAACCTCATATCCCCACGACTGTCTTGCCGAGTTTTCTTTTGTTAAGAACTCAAACGCGCGAATCATGCCTCTGCCGGGTCGGTCTGTGTCGTAATAGAAGTCGTTTTCTCTACCGATCTTCTTTAGCATATCTTTTAGCTCTTTTTGCCACCCTTCGACTCGCGGTATTTCGTTCTGTAGATCAAGCATTGTTTCCGAATCAATAAACAATTTGCTCGTATTAAATACTCGATTTTGAAATAACTTTACAACGCCTCCTTTCATTTGCTTTAGCTCTTTTATTTTCTTCTTTTGTTCGAGCATTGCGCGTGCGGTAACTTGCGTCGTGTCTAATTCTTTTAGCGGTGATTGAAGTAGTTTTTCTTCCCCTCCGAGTCGCCTTACAACTGCATCGAAGTTTTTGTCTCTAATCGAGAAATTGCCACGTCTTTTAACGTATTCCTCTCTCGCTTGTTGCATTTTTTCGGTCGTAAATCTCCCTGCTCCTTCCTCGCCCTTTTCAATGCGATTTTGTTTTGACGTCTTAAACTTTTTCCACTGGCCGGGGTTTTTGCTGTTCGGGTTTACTACTCCGTCGTCGGTGACGAATATTGCGTGCCCTTCTTCTTCATCATTTGGTCGTACGGTTATAAAACGACCGTTTTCTGTTGCTTTGTAGAGCTCAACTGCGTCTGTAAATGAAGTCGCTTGAAACGGCACCGATTCGCTATCGTCGCCCCATATTTCTTCATCGTCGCCGTAAAATCGGTTGAACTCATCTGTGTGCTGCGATTCCATTACGCGATCTAGCTCCGCTATTTGCTCGTAATCGGCGTTTTCGTCATATAGTTTTTGCTTTTGGGCTAATAGGTCGATGAACTCCCGCGAATACTCCGACTCGAGCTCACTGTTTTGTTCTCGTTCCTCTGCAAACAAAATTCCCGCCCGCTCTACTACACCGGGATTGTTTAAGGGTACCGGTTTCGGAAGCGGTTTTCGCAGCGCCTCAAATACGGCTTGCTCGTCGTCGTCGCCGCCTTGCATTAGATACCCGGCGTGAGCTCGGATAATAGGCAAGAGATTGGTTTCGGCGTCCGAGTACGTTTGACCTGCAATTATTTGGTCAATTCCTGCATCCTCTAGGGTGCGTATGTCCGAGGCGGCTCTTGCTTTTGCTTGCCACGCCGACAATCCGCCCGGCCTGTTTGCAAATAGCTCTCGCATCGCATCGACTATTTCTTGCGACCGCTCGTTAGTTTCTTTCTGCACTTGCTTTGCTATTTCTTTGACTCTAGCAACATCCTCTTTCGTCGGATCATAACCTACGTCGAACGCCCTCGATTTTGCTACCTCGTCAAAGCTCTCTCTTGGCTGTCGCTCGATTAGCTTGCCCGTTTTCGTTAGCGCACGCCATTCGCCGGCTTCGCGGTCGAATCGCATTACTTTCTTTACGGCTTCGCTTTGCCTTAACTTTGGCTTGCTGTTTTTTCGTACCGTACCGTCCTTGTTCTTTTGTGCTTCTTGCAAAACAAACGGTCGCAAACCAATGTCTTTAGTTTTGTATTTTGGTTTCCCTGTTTTCTGTGGTTCTTCTACCGATTCGGGCTCGTAGCCTTTCCACTTTCCGGGGTTGCTACTTTGTGGATTTACGGTTCCGTCGTCCTGTACCCATATCGCCTGCTTATCTCCGTCGCCGTCGGAGTCAACGGATATAAACCGACCTTGCTTTTCGTTCGCCCTATATTGGTCAAGGAAATCCGCTACCGCTTGTGAGAAAGTTTTCATTTAACTGACCGCCGAATATAAAAGTTTGTTTCTGTCCTCGCGTTTCTGTCCGAAACCGCCGATGTTGTGCGCCGACTTAACGTTTGAATAATCGAACGCAACAAAAACGTCACTGGTTAAGACGGAAGCGTCCGGGTATCCACCAAGATCGTGAATATCTTTCCATATAATTCCGTCGTGCCCAAGATCCTCTGCAAACTGCGCGTATTCGCGTGTCGTCAATGTTCGCGGTACTTCAAATAGATCGTGTAGTATTTCCGATGGTGGTTCTTCTACTGCAATTTCGTCGATCATGTCAAAAAGCGGCTGCATGCTATACGTGCCGGTCATAACTTTTTCCATTATTTCCTCGACGCGCCGCTCCATATTTTCAGCCGTCTCTACGTCGCCCGTTACCAAATCCGCCGTTTGGCGGTATCGCCGAACGTACCCGCGTATGTCGTCGAGCAGTCCATCCGTGTAGCCGTCGTATTTCATATCGACTAATTCCGCAACGACTCTGTTGTTGAATAACTCCGAGGTGGATAGCATACCTGCGTCCTCCGGCATAACTGGTATTTCACTCCACGTCGCTCCTTGACCGTCAACGATAAGAGGCTTTTGCAAGCTGAATATCAACGGGTACACACCTCTTGCTTCTATGTCCCACGTTCGGTCTTTGCTGCTTAACCATTCGTTCCATCGGACTACAAATTCTTCCTCTGAGCACAATGGAATCAACTTGTCTTTTTCTCGGAGCGCCTCGCGTGTTAGCGGCGGCGGATTTGGTGCAAAATCAAATTGCTTTACCACTGCGTATTTTTGCTGCCCGGTTCTATTGTCTGTTACTCTTGCCATCCGCAATCTCGGACTGTTCGATAGCGAAGCGGCTACATCTTCTGCGGTGTTTGCGAGTGCTGGTGTTACGTCGTCCCGGTAATTTCCGCCGGTGTATGTTGCGGCAACGTCGACGTTTGTAGAGCCATAAACGTGTCCTTCAACGTCGCCACGTCGAAACTCGTCAAAACCTCCTGAATCGGTGCCGTGGAAAATAATTAGCGGAAGTCCTTGCTCGTCGACCGCTTTATTGTTTGGCGACCAGCGATGATACTCGGGATTACTTGCCACCTTGAGTTGCATATTGCGGAGTTGATTCGTTTGTTTTTTTACAAGCAACGATGCAAACTCTTTCCCGGATACGTCTGTAAATGAATCTAGGTCTTTCTCTGCTTTGGATAGATTTGCTGCGTCATCTTGCGCGTAGCTGAACGGCTTGGGGTCTATTGGGACTCCGGCCTTTTTGAGTCCCACGGCGATTTCATTAGCTAATTGCATTTTTCCCAACGCTTCCGCATAACTTCCCTGCCGAGCGTGTGTTTCGCCCGCGTATGCTTCTGCGCGTAATCGTTTTATCATCGGCTCCATTCCAAAATACGCTTTTTTCCGCCCCTCTCGCTCTGCTAAAAAGCGTTGCTCCCGATGGTAGTCACGGTCTGGTATGGATGGATGCTCGAGAAACAAATTTCTTATTTCTGCACCGCTGGTGAGAATTTGCTTGGCCGCTTCTTCGTCATTCTCTGCCGCCGTACCGTGCGGTGTGTTTTTCCCTTGCAGGTTGCGACGCCCAATAGCTGCGCGATACACCTCGAACGGTACTGCACGTCGATTCCCGTTTTCGTCTTGCTCGTAATACACAGAATATAAAGCGTAAACGTCTCTCGGCTTTCCGGTCATCGGGTCATCGGTTCCGCCTTCATCGACGCCGACTTTTTTTACCGATATAGATTTCGTTTCCTCTTGTGCGCGTTTGTTAAGCAGGTCGTCCAGTACGAAAACTTCGCTATTCGCTAAGGTGCTCGACTTGCGAAGTTTTGCGTAAGCGTCATCGCGGCGATTTTTTATTTCGTCGCGTTGCGCTGATAGCTCGTTAAACGTTTTGTTTTCTTCACTAGTTGTTGTCTCGAGCGAACCTATTAGCTCTCTTGCGTATCGAACTTGCTGCTTTATCGTTGTGTTTGTTGTAAACGCTGGGTAATCGTATCCGGCTATCGGGTCATGTTTCGATAGGTTAGGTGATTTCGTTAAGTACGGCTGTGTTTTGCTTTTCGGTATTCTGT